TTCAGCAAGACCATCAGCATCCATATAAACGCCATCTGGCATCATCTTAGCTAATACTTGCTGCATCTTTAAATGTGTAAGCTGTACCATATCAGCAAAGCCAGTACAACGGCTAACTATAGATTCGATACGGCCTTTATACATTCTAGGTGCTACAATACTGTAATTCATTTTTACTTTATTGTAATCACTCTTAGGGCGTACCATATTCTCAGCAATGCCCCATTCAAGTAGCGTGCTAGTACCTAAAATAATTGCACCTTCATAAAGTACTTCTAGCGAACGTGAAGCCTTAGCAAACCCCTCAGCGTCTGCTGGTGGGTTAAACTGATCGTCGCGTAGTATTACTTTCTCCGCGCCTGAAGCTGTTTCTTTAATCTTGTACACTTCGTTCATGTACGTCTTATAATTAAAGTACAATACTTGAACTGTGTTTGAATCGTAGCGGTTATCGTTTATTTCGCTTCTGTTCCAACCGCCGGTTAAATTTTGAGAACCTTGACTTTTAATCTTGTCTAAGTCATCTTGTGTTAAACCTGGGTATTGCTTTTTAAGCTCGCTAATTGGAATAGTTTTGACCTCACCAACATAATAAATATCATCGAAGTACGGTGATTCAGTATACGAATATACTAAGTTTGCTGGGTCAACATAATCAACTAATACACCTTCTGATTCAGAGAATGTATTTTTAACAGCACCGATACCTATAGTCGTTAAGTCATGGTACACACGTCTTTTAATAAGATCGTAGTTATTACCGTCTAACAATGTATTTATGGCAACCTCCTCAGCAATCTCAATACCCTGCTTGTAGGTAAGCTGCATATGTAACTCAAGCTCTTCTTTAGACTCAGGCAATGCTGCTGGATCGTTTTCGTATAAGTTAATACCAAATGCTTCAGCTGCGTAATCATTAAGCTCTTTGGTTTGCATGTCTCTAATAATAGAGTCCATATATGCCGTACGCTTTTCAACGCCGTATGGATCCTGAGAGTATGCTTTAATATCAAAAGACCGGTCTGCAATACCATTAACAACAATATCTACAAATTTAGATAAGATAGGTACTGGCTTCCAGTCAAGGTTGAGGTAAGATAAATCGCCGTTAATAGATAATTCATCTTTATATTTTTGTATAGGTTGCTCACCACGTGCGTACAAACGCAAACTATGGAAGCTGTCTTGATTACTTCTAAATCTTACACTCCCCTGGTTGCCGTCAAACCATTCGTTTTGAATGGCTCGCCCGACTTGTAAGCCGTACTCCGGCGACATCTTCTCTTGGTCGCTAGCTACTTGGCTGGGGAAAAAGTTACTTACAACTGCGTTAGCCATATTGTTATTTTATTATTTTTGAAGTATAACCGTCTTGACTGAACCTCGCAATCTTTAGGTTTAATTTTGTTTTCTGTTGTTCGCCGATTGGTTTGTATAAATCCTTGTGGCAAGCCATGATAGCAAGCCCCGAACTAATAGAGGCATCATATTTTGTTCTATTGTTCATATCGAACTTAGACCAATCGTTTAGTGTATCGTTAAAATACATTGTACCGTATTCACCTTCGGTTATTACACCTACGTGGTTTTCGATGTACATCTCAATAGCAGCAGCGTGTGCTTGCTTCATGTCCATACTAGAGTTAGGTATTCCACCTATTTCTTTCTCAGTTACGGAAAGCTTGTTCCATAATCTGTCAGGTCGGTTCATCGAATAACCCCGGTAGCCTCTTCTCTTGAAGTGGTACAATAACCTTGGTTTGTTATTCTCGGCGAGTATTGGCATTCCGTAAAAGACACAAGCCATAAGCACGTCTTCGAAAAATATCTCTGCTGTTTGAGGCCTAGCAATGTATTCTAAAAAGAATGTACTAGGCGGTGCATCTTCCATCGTGAATTTAGTTAATCCATGCAATGCACCTTTAGAACCCCTGCCGTCAGTCGTTCCTGAAATATCGTAGCTATCACACCCAAAAGCACCAACGTGTTCGTTGCTTGGGTATTTGATGCCGTTTTTAACTATATACTTATTTTGCAGGTTTAAACCGGGTACCCAAGACACATTAAAGCGGCCTGAGGGGTTTGGCATAAACACTACTTTAGTATCTTTAACTCCGTTTTCCCACTGAAAACTCCCGCGTGTTACAGTATTAGTATTACGCAAGTCTGCGTTATAATCAACCTGTTCGTAGATTTTTGCTAAGTTAAAAATACTATTTTTGCTTTCATCACGGAAAGCATGGTCTGTGGTACGCGGAAACTGGCGGTAGTATTCGTTCAAAGCATCTTGGTCTTGTTTAAGACCTTCAACTTCATTTTCCCAATAATCTATAACACCAACTTCAATGCTATCCCCGTGTGGGTCTATAGCTTTTTCTTCAGGTGTATTAAATACCGGCTGCCCGTACTCATCAATAAATCCTTCATAGTTCCACTCCATTGGTATAAAGAGCGAGTACAATCCTGATTTTGTTTGGCCATTATTGTTTCGCTTGGTTACATCTGAATCTAAATACAACTTCTTAAAGTTGTTACCCCCTTTGTCTAAAGAGTTTGATGTGCTACCCATTAAACATTTACCAATGATACGAGAACCAAGACGTAGACACGTTTTAGTTACGCGCCAGTTGTTTAGTATGTTATCAGGCTTTTCCCACTTACCACTTTCATCATGCACAAGCAGTTTAAGCTTTTCACCATCATAAGAGTTGTCGCCTGTATTCTTCCAGTCGATCGTTGTGTCAAGACCTTCGAGTTGTATTCTTTCTTCTTGTGATTGTATTGACTTACGTGTTAACTTAGAAGCAGGAACCCTATATGCCAGTTCAGTCTTCGGTCTATCCATACCATCTTGTATGGGTTTGAAGAAAAACGGGTAGTTGAGGGAAATCGGTACAACTTTGTCGGTAAACATTTTTTTTGCATCACTACCAGACTTTGATAAGATACCGAATCTTGCGTCACTTGAGATAGTTGCTTGGTTGACAGTTTCACCTGATGCCATAAATGAGAATCCACTCCGTCTGTTCTTAAGGTAGCACATTCCATAACATCTGGTGTCAATCTTGCAGGCTTCCCAAAATATAAAGAAGAGTCTATTCGCTTCTCTGTAGTCGGGGTTGCCAACGTCGATCTTACTCCACTGCAAGTACATGTAGTGAGTGCCAGTGATATAAGTACGCTTGCCTTTATTATAAAACCAATAACCGTTATCACGGCGGTTGAATTCTTCATCAATATAACCCTCCCACTTGTTCTTAAATTCATCTGGATATGTTTGCCAATCAAATATACTTTTTATATTCTTAAGCTCCTTAGGGTATTCCTGAACAGCCCACTTGTTTAAACCTTTCTTTAGGTTTTTAGGCTCTGGTGGTAAAGCTATAACGAGATTTTGTATTTCAATAATCTCGCCTATCTGACCTGTTTTGCTTAACACAATAAGGTCGTGCTCTTTATTATAACCGTATTTCCACTTATTACTCTTATTGTAACGATGTATCGTGGTAAGCTTTATAGGCTCTACAGTTTTAACTAAGCTTTGCTCGTACATTACTTAGAGCGTCTTTCAGCAAAACCTTTAAAAGCTTCCTTCTTTTCTTCTGCTGGTTTGTTTTCTAGTATACGCTCTTCTTCCTGTATGCGATTTAATATTTCAAACGCGTCGAATATCGCTAGATTCTTGGTAGCAGCAGCGTTTTTTAATCGGTCTGCAGATACGTCATCTTCTGTATTAGTGATGATTTTCTCTTGCGCGACTTTAATGAGTTCATCAACAGCTTTGTGACCAGCTAGGATTATACTCTTTTTCGTCTCCTTGATACTCATATTCGATTGTAATTTGATTGGCGGGTATACGATACAATCGTTCACCCTCTATATTAAATTCGTATTCCATACCGGGTTTAAACCCTACAAGCGCCCCTACTTCAAATTCTTCGCTAGCATATTTCACAATACCTATCAAAGGCTGCTCGTTATGCATATCAAACGTTTCTTTTGCTACTATAGGTTTAACGAAACAGTAGCCATCTAATGCTTGCCACCCCGTGTTTCTTTTGTAAGCGTAAATCTGATCTGGCTGCACAAAGAACGTATCTTCCTTGTAATATGCCTTAGAGTTCTTTTCTTTGCCTCTAATGTCGCGAAAGCGTCTAAATACGTTATGGTGAACGATTACTTCGTCACCAATTTTTATTTCTGAATCAATCGCTAAAGGCGTGTTTGTTACAACACCCAGTCTGCTAGTATAATGGTGGTTCTGTACTTCTGTGTTTAATAGTAACTCTTTGCCGCCTATATCTTTCTTCGATGTAGACCTACCGTGCTTTGGCGCCACGATAAAGTTAAATATGCTTTGCATTACCAATTAAGATCGTATTCTACGGATACTGCCATGTTCTTGTTAAAGTCTTTCCACGGCATTACATTATCAGCTTTCTGAATATAGATAGAGTACTTTGCTTCCTCTTCTATAATATTAACTATAGTATGACCACCATACACTTCCTGTCCAACAGAATAGTGCATGGCGTCATTCTTATAGTCTTTTCCTACACTAATCTTCCTTATTATCTGCATCTTCA